CTCACCCACCCAGCCCGAGGTCGTGCCGCGGGTGTTCACCAGCTTGTGGAAGTCGCTGGTGCTGATCTGCTGCACGGAGGCGATCGAGCGGATCGGCGAGATGTTGACCGCCAGCGCATCGATCATCGAGTCGATGACTTTCGGCACGGCGTAGCCGCCGTCGGCGCCGGAGCTGATGCTCAGGGCCTTGGCTTCCAGGCCGCGGTCGAAGTCGATGCCCTTGGTCAGGTAGCTGCGGAACGCCTTCTTGTGCTCCTCCTGCACCTCGTCGACGGGCTTGCCGTCGGCGCCGAGATGCGGCCGGCGGGCCTTGGCTTCGATGTCCTCGAGCGCCTTCTTCTGCTCGGCCTTGAACGCGGCCATGTCGTCGGCGATGGCCTTCAACTTGGCTTCGTGATCGCCCGTGGCGGCGCCCTTCTGGATGGCCTCCAGCTTGGCGTCGTTGGTTTTCTTGAACTCTTCGAACGCGCGGTTGCTCGCCTCGATCGCATCGAGGACGGGTTTCATGTCGGACATGATGTTTTCCTTTCGGGAACGAAAAAGCCGCCCGGGAAGGCGGCTTTCGGTGGGATGGCGGGTGGGCGTCAGACCATGAGGGCCTGTCGCTTCTCCAGTAGAGCGGCGATCGCCTTCAGTTCCGCGCTCTTTTCCTCCGATCGGCCGACCTCACGCCGGGCAATCGCGAACAGGCGCGACACGATGGCTTTCGCCTCTGAACGGGATACGCCGCCTACCTCACGCAGGTACAGCTCGGCGCCGTTCAAGTCGCCGATTTCCTCGATGGTTTTCACGGCGCTGATGCGCGCCTGGTCGTTCATGGGGAAGGTGACGACGCTGCACTCGTACAGGTCGGCCGTTTTGATGGTGCGGATGCCGGTTTTCATGTCGAAATCGGCCTCCTTGGGCGCATAGCCGATCGACAGGCCGGAAATGGCCTTCATCTGCATCAGTTCGTAGGCTTCGGCGCCGCGCTGCGTCTTCAGGGCCAGTTTTCCCTCGACAAAGAGGCCGTTTTCGTCCTCTTTCATCGCCGTGTAGGCGCCGATCGGGTCGCGGGTGCTGTGTTGCCACAAAAGCGCGGGCATCCGGCCCTTGGCGGCCCAGTTTTTCAGGCTTTCGGCGAAGCAGCCTGGCTCCACGACGTCATCGCCGTCGTCCACAACGCTGTAGACGCTGCCGTAGCCCGAAAAAACGCCGTTTTCATCGACCGCCTTGATGTCGAAGGCGAAATCCTTATGAAGCATGATCGTTCCCCTCTGATCCAAGTCGGCTATTTCCCGGCCGCGGGAGGCGTTCCAAGCGCCGTTTTCGCCGGATCCGACCCCGCCGGCACCATGTTTAGCGGCTGCAGCGGCGTATCGAGCTGCGCAAGCGGGTTCAGGATCACGCCGTTTTCGCTTTCCATGAGGCGCACCTCGTTGCGCAGGAGCCAGCCGTCCAAAATCCCGTTGTGATAGAGCGTTCCCCGGGCCGAAGCATCGCCGCGCAGGAGCGCCGCCACGTTGAAGCGGCAGTGCAGGTTCTTTTTGTCGGCGGCGCTGAACAAATCGCGGCGCGCGGCCTGCTCGATCCGGCGCAGCCAGGGCATCAGGGCCTTGTTGATGAAGTCGATCGACTGCTGTTCGATGTTGGAGAACGTCGCGCCCTCCAAATCGTTGATCATGTGCGCTGGTACGCGGAAAATCCCAGCGATTTCGCTGCGCTGGTACTTCCGAGTCTCGAGAAACTGCGCGTCATCCGCGTTCATGCTGATGCGGTTGAACTTCAGGCCCTCCTCGAGGATGGCCGTTCGGTGCGCGTTTTCCCCCGAATGCGCGGCGTCGAAGCTGTTTTTCAGGCGGTCGTACGCCTCCTGAGAGAGCTTTTGCGGGTGTTCCAGCGTCCCGCCCATCTTCGCGCCGTTGCGAAACAACTGGCCGCCGAACTTCTCGGTCGCCAACGCCAGTCCGATGGATTCCCGTGCATACGCAATCGGGCTGATACCGAGCCATCCGTTGATGGTCTGGCCGCGGACGTGGAAGATCTCGCCCGGCTTCATCGGCTTGAACGTGCCGTCCGGCATCGAGAGGCTGTAGGTCAGCTGATAGTCGGCCGACATATCCACGCGGACCATGTCCGGATGCACCGGCAGCAGTTCCACGATGCGACCGGAGCCAGCGCGCAGGATGTAGGCATATCCATTGCCGCGCAGGCACAGCGACATCACCAGCATTTCCCAGAATTCGACCGCCGTCTGGAAGTCGTTGGGTTGGTGGTGCAGCAACTCGAACAGCGGATGGTCCTTCGCCAGCGTCCGGGCGCCGTCCGCATCCTCCCGGTACACGTTGAACGGCAGCATGCCGACCGACTCGGCGAGCACCTTGACGCACGAATACACCGCCGCCGACTGCAGCGCCGTCTGAGGATTGACGACGATGCCCGAGGACGAGACGCCGCCTCCAAACGCCCAGGCCAGATAGCGATCGAGGGCGCCCCAGTCGGCGGCCTTCGATTCGAGGCGGCTGAGGAGTCCCATCAGCGTCGCATCCCGAGCGCGAATAGCACGGCGCCAGCGGTGATCCACGCTGCGGGCACACTGAATCCGGCAACGCCGTACACAGCGCAGCCCAGGCCCCCGAACACGAGGATGTCCCGCATGTCGACTTCGCGCGCGAGCCAAAGCAGGCCGCGGCCAATCTGGCGCAGTCGTTTCATGGTGTTTCCTTTGGATCTACGCCGTCAGGATGCCGCGTGACTCGTACACGCTGATCGCCGATGCGGGGTTCAATGCCATGAGCGAGACTGCATCGAAGGCTGCCATGAGCGGGTCGATCTTGGCGCTGCCCGCTGCCTGCTTCGTGATCATCACGGCGTTTCCCTTGGCTTCCGCCTTGGCATTGCCGACGCACCACGCCATGAGCGCCGCGCCGGCATGCACGATTTCGCCGGCCGCGACCTTGCGCTCTGTCGTCTTGATGGCGGCATTGAGCTTCCAGCCCTGCGACACGCCGACAATGCGGTCCATTTCGATGTCGCAGCCAGGCGCCGTCAGCGCGTCGATGATGTCGCCGATGCCTGCGGCGTCCACGCCGATGCTGCTTTTTTGCGGCAGCAGCCCAGAATCGCGCACCCGGCAGACGATCTCGGCGACCGCCTGGACGTCTTGCCCCGGCTGCTCCACGATCGACAGTTCTCCGGCCGCATGGAAATCCACGAGCCGCGCAGCGATGTCCTTGCGCCGCTCGAGCGCGATGCGGTGCGCCCAGGCGTGCGCCCACAGCAACCAGCGCCGCGTCTCGCGCTCGCGCCCGAGGACACACAGACCCAAGAGGTCGTCCAGTCCGCCGCCGTCAATGCCGACCACAGCGACCTCGCTGCGCTCGAGCAGATTGTCCAGCGTCAGCCCCGGTTCCGCGGCCCGCTCCCAGAAGTCGGCCCCGGCCCAGCGGTCGGAGCGCAGATTCAGGCCGATCTCGACGTTCAGGTGTTTCGCCAGGAAACCCCGCAGTGCCGCCTCGCCAGCGTTTTCCGCCTTCGCGAACTCGCGAACGAGGAATTCCTCGTCCACCGACGCCCCGAGGTTCGGGTTGGTGACGTAGAAGTTCTTCGGCTCGCGCGCGGCCCCGCTCTCGATCATTGAGGGCGGGAATTCGTACAGCACTGGCAGGAATGCCGGATCGAGCACCTTTCCGTCGCGCACGTCACGCGCGTACTGGAGCTTTTCCTTGAACACCCCCGCAGGCGGCTCGTCGGACTGCGTGCTCGAGTACATGACGAAGCCTTCCGGCCGCGACGCCATGCCGCCTGTTGCCTCAAGTAGCATCTGCGCCGCGTTCGGGCGCTTGCCGAATAGCCAGAGTTCGTCAACGAACGTGACGATCCACTTCTTCCCGGCCACCGTTTCGCTGTCGGCCGCCACGACCTGCAACGTCGCCTTCGTCTGCCGGTGCGTAATGGTGCGGATGTGATCCTGCACCTGGAGCAGGTCCGACAGTTCCTCGTCCGCCCGGATCGCGTCCCGCGCCGGCCGCCACGCGTTGTTCGCCACTTCGATGGTCGGCGCCAAAATGCCCATTTCGCCGGACACGCGCCAGTTCAGCAGCAGCGAGGTGAGCATGATCCCGGCCGCGTCGGTGCTCTTGCCGTTCTTCTTCGAAATGAGCAGGAACACCTCGCGGATCAGCCGCCGGCCGGTTTCCGCGTCATAGGCGCCAAAGATCGCCCCGACAAGGTCCAAAATCCACGCCCGGCTGATCTCGCCGAGCGTCGGGCCGCCCGCCACGTCCACCGCCCGCAGTTCCCGGAAGACCCGCAGGCCCTCCTCGGCCTGGTCCGGGAACAGGGGTGGACAGGGAATCAGCGACTCGCGCGCAACGATGCGCCGCTCCCAGTCCGGGCAGGCGGTTGTCCACTGCATCAACGGTTATCCACAACCAGCCGCGGCGGTGCCTTCGGCGCAAAGCGGCCCGTTGCCGCCTTCTTGGCCCTATCCACGGCCGCGTCCTTCTTGCCGCCCTCGCCCCGCTTGACGTGGACGTACGGCAGGAGCGCCAGGAGGGCCTTCATCTGCGACGGGCTGACTTCCATATGGCCGAGCGCGACCAACTCCAGTGTCGGCCGCGGATCCAGCGGCTCGCCAGGCTTGGCCTTCGCCACTTCCGGCGCGATCGGGACCGCTGCCACCCTCTTGCGGCCCGCCCCTTCGCGCTTGCCGCCCGAATTCGGGCGCGCACCGCCGCTTTTTCCCTTCACGCCAGCCATTTGCTGATTCCCCGCGTCATTTGCTGATTGGCATGGATGGCCGGTTTTTTCCGCGCGTGGG